GTGCCGCGCCTGGCGCGCGATCTGCCGGCTGACATCGATGGGCGCGAGGCGCTGCTGCAGGCCGAGTTCGAGGTCTTTTTGAAGCGCCTGGCCAGCTGGTCGAGTGCGTCTGACGACGTGGAGGAGGACGAGTAATGCCGGACGGAGCCGCCGCTCAGATGGATGTGTGGGCCGAGCAGGCGCTCGATGCGCTGCTGGCGCGCGTGTTCGCGCAGCTGCGGCCGCGTCCGCACATCACGCCGCTGCAGTGGGTGGAGACAAACCGCTACCTGTCGCCCGAGGAGAACCCGGACTACGTGGGGCAGTTTTCCACCGACAACATCCCGGCGCTGCGCGGCGTGCTGGCTGCCGCGGGTGAGCCTGGCGTGCGCCGCATCGTCGGGCAGAAGTCGGCGCAGATCGCGTGGACCGCCGGCGTGGTGTGCACGATCATGGGCTATCACATCCACTGGCGGCCGTGCGTCCAGGTGGCGATGTTCCCGCGCATCCAGTCGGCCAAGGATTTCGACGCCGAGAAATTCGCGCCGATGGTGCGCGCCACGCCGGTGCTGTACCGGCGGGTGCGCCTGAAGAGCCGCGCCGACGGCAACAGCACCACGCGCAAGCACTACCCGGGCGGCCTGCTGAAGTTCGTGGCCAGCAACTCGCCGGCGGACGTGAAGTCGACCAGCGCCAAGGTGCGCTATGTCGAGGAGCCGGACGACACGAACAAGGACGTGAAGGGGCAGGGCAACTCGATCGCACTGCTCCGCGAGCGCGGCAAGACCATCCGCAATACGCTCGAGATCATCGGCGGCACGCCCACCGCCAAGGGCGCGTCGGAGATCGAGAAGGAAATGCGCACCACCGACCAGCGGCGTTTGATGGTGCCCTGCCATGACTGTGGCGAGCGGCACGACCTCGACTGGTCGCGCGTCGTCATCCCCGGCCTGCACCTGGGCGAGGCTGAGCTGAAGGACCCCGACATCGATGTGCACTGGCCGGCGCGCGAGGTGGTCGGGCGGGCGCGCTGGGAACAGGCCTACTACGCGTGCCCGCATTGCGGCAGCGTGTGGACCGACGAACAGCGCTGCGCCAACATCCGCGCCGCTGCCGCCGTGCCGCCGAACTACGGCTGGGAGCCCACTGCCGAAAGCCTGGACCGGGGCTTCTACTTCAACGAGCTGCAGAGTGTGTTCCAGGGCTCCTACGTGCCCGTGCTGGCCGAGAAATACCTCACCGCCCTGCACGAATTCGAGCGCGGCGAGCCGGAGAAGATGGTCGCCTTCTGGAACGCCTCGCGCGGGCTGCCGTGGGAATACAAGGGCGAGCTGCCCGAAGAGGATGAGCTCGCCGCGCGCGTGGAAAAATACCTCGAGTGGAACTGCCCCGCCGGCGGCATCGTGCCCGTGCTGTCGGTCGACGTGCAGCACGACCGCCTGGCCGTCACCTGCTGGGTGGTGGGGCGCGGCGAGGAAATGTGGCTCGCCTACTGGGGCGAGCTGTACGGGCAGACCGTGGTCGCGCACCAGGGCGCGTGGATCGAGCTCGAGCAGATCATCAGCAAGACCATCACCCACGCCGGCGGCGTGCGGCTCCGCATCGCCGCCGTCGGCATCGACTGCTCGGACGGCCAGACCTCGGATGCGTCCTACGCCTTCGTGCGCAAACACCACCGCGCAGATCGCCAGGTGCTCGCGCTCAAGGGCGCCAGCGAAACCGAAGGCCGGGTCGAGATATGGACCCCGCCGAAAGCGATCGACCCCAACCACCGCAGCACCAAGGCCAGCCGCTTCGGCATCCAGATCCACATCGTGGGTGCGGCCAAGGCCAAGGATTTGATTCTCGGCTGGGCGCAAGAGGGCGGCCGCGTGCGCCTGTCCGGCGACGGCCCCGGCCGCATGCACTGGTACGAAGGCGTGCGCGGCGACTTCTTCGAGCAGCTGCTGGGCGAGATGAAAGTGCCCAGCCGGCTCAACCACAACAAGCGCTACTGGAAAGCCCGCACCGACCGCCGCAACGAAGCGCTCGACTGCACCGTGTATGCCGTCTACCTCAGCCGCCACCTGCGGCTGCACCTGCGGCGCAATGCCCAGTGGGACGTCGCTGAGCTGCGGCTGCGCCAGGGCGATCTGCTGGTCGCGCCGGACCATTTTTCCCAGGCGGAAAAAAAGGTTGAGCCGGACCAGGACGCGCCAGCTGTCAAGGAATCCTTGACAGATCAACCTGCCGAGGATCACGTGCCGCCCGCGCCGGACATCGATGCCGCCGCCGCTGCCGCCCGCTTTGCCGAAATGCTTCGCAACCGTAAGGATGCCCGCCATGGCCGGCGATAACCTGCTCGACATCCTGAGCGCGATTCGCGCCGAACTGAGCGAGATCCCGGACGACCAGTGGGAGAAGTTCAAGCGCCTGCTGTGCACTCACGCCGGCGGGGTGCGGGTGTACGTGCCGGCGAACAAGAAACGCAGCCACTTCGAAACGCTGGCCACGCTGTCCGAGAATGCCGACGCGCAGCAGATCGCCAAGGTGCTGGGCGTGAGTGTGAGGCGGGCGCAGCAGCTGAAGCGGCTGCGGTGATTACAAACGGGCAGGCCGCGCACCCGATCTTGCGCGGCAACAAAGGAGCATCACATGGAACCCGACGAATTCAAATTCGATTTAGGCAGCAGCGTAATCATCACCGCCAGCGGTGAAGGTGGTGAGGTGATCGGCCGCGCGGAGTACGTGCATTGCGAGCGTGGATATTTGGTGCGGTACAAGGCTGCGGATGGTCGCGCGGTTGAAGGCTGGTGGACTGAGTCTTCGTTGTCAGAAGGCTGACGCCACTGGCGGCGGCGGAAGGATAGCAAGCCGTCACCACTCGCCGCCCTTTGGGGCGGTTTTTTCATGCGCGAAATTCCTTGCCTACAAATTTCGCCCCCAGCCTGCCACGCTGGCAGGCATGGAACTACCCACCAACGAGCCCACCGTTATCCGCGCCGGCGACACCGTCGCTTGGTCGCGCGATCTGCCGGAGTATTCCGCTGCTGATGGCTGGGCGCTGAAGTATCGGCTGCTGTGGCCGTCGGCGACTGCGGTCGACATCGCCAGCACGGGTTCCGACACCACCCATAGCGTTTCCCTGACATCGACGCAGACCGCCGCTTTTGCTGCGGGCAGCGCCACGCTGGTGGCGTTTGTGGAAAAGGCGGGCACGCCGGTCGATCGGGTGACGCTGGAGTCGCGACCGATCACGGTGCTGCCGTATCTGCTAGGCGCGGCGACTCACGATGGGCGCACCGCGAACCAGATCGCGCTGGCCAATGCCCGCGCGGCGCTGGCGAGCCACATGGCGAAGGGCCAGCTGCACGTGGCGGAATACACCATCGCCGGTCGCGTGATGAAGTTTCGCGCAGCGGACGAGATCACCAGCCTGATCCAATATTACGAACGGGAAGTCTTCAAGGAACTGTCCGCCCAGGCGCTGCTGAATGGCGTGTCGGCGGGCCGTGTGCAGGTGCGCATGTAATGGGCCTGTTCTCCAACTTTTTCAAGCCGCGAGAATCCGCCGCCGAGCGCCGCGAGTGGCTCGACGGCACGGTGCGCGCGGTGGCCTCGCAGGTGCAGGGGCGCGTCGTTGCCGACATGCGCCAGGCGCAGCGCTCTTTCGAAACTGCCGAGACGCCGGCCTATACCGACTCCTGGTCCAGCACCGCCGTCCACATCAACGAAGACCTGGCGCGCCAGCTGCCCACGCTGTGGGCTCGCTCGCTTGGCCTTGCCCGCAACAACGAATGGGCGGTGCGCTACCTCAACGAGCTGGACGACAACGTGCTGGGCCCGCACGGTATGGCGCTGCAGATGCGGCTCTCCACCGTGCAGCGCGACGGCAGCGTGGTGCAAGACACCGCGCAGAATGCGCTGCTCGAATCCGCCTGGGCGAAGTGGGGCGAAGAGGCCGACGAATGCGGCCTGCCCTGGTGCGAGGTGGAAGTGCTGGCGCTCAACACCCTGGCGCGCAAGGGCGAGATCCTGATCCGCAAGCGGCCCGGCCGTGGGCCGATGGGCTTCCAGGTGCAGCTGCTCGACCCGTCGATCATCGACGTGACGCTCAACCGCATCTGGGGCGGCAACCGCATCCGCATGGGTGTGGAGATCAACGACGCCGGCAAACCGCTCGCCTACTGGCTGCAGATGAGCAAGACCGGCGATTCGCCCACGTCCTATGTCAGCGTGGGCCGCCATGTGCGCATCCCGGCTGCCGAGATCATCCATCACTTCCTGGTGGAAGAGCCGGGCCAGCTGCGCGGGATTCCCTGGCTCACCGTCGGCGCGCGCCGGCTGTGGCTCACCCACGACTTCGAAGAATCCGCCGCCGTGGCCAGTTCCAACGCGGCCAAGCGGCAGGGCTTTTTCTTCTCGCCCACTGGCGAGGCCCCGCCCGGGTTTGGCGACACCATCGTCAGTTCCGTGCTCGATGCCGCAAAGGCCGCCGGCAAGGTGCTCACGCCCGACGAGATACAGGCGATCACCTCCGCCGCCGAAAAGTACGCCACCACGGTGCCGGGCCAGTTCGACACCCTGCCGCAGGGCTACCAGTTCCAGCCGTTCGAATCGGTGTGGCCCAACGTCAACGCCGACACCTACGTCAAGAGCCAGCTGCGTGGCTGGGCCGCCGCGCGCAGCATGAGCTACATCAGCCTCGGCAACGACCTCGAGGCCGTCAACTATTCCAGCGCGCAGGTCGGCATCATCGGCGAGCGCGAGCACCACAAAAAGACCCAGACCCGCCTGCGCAACTGGCTGCACGCCGAAGTGGTGGCCGCCGCGCTGCCCTACCTGGTGCTGTCCACGCCCGGGCTCAAGGTCAGCCGGGTCGAAGAATACCGCGCCGCCGTCACCTGGCAGCCGCGCCGCTGGGTGCCGATTGACCCGGTCAAGGCCGCCAACGCCAACGAAACCAATTTGCGCCTCAAGCTCACCAGCCGCCGCCGCCTGATTCTGGAGCGCGGCGAAGATCCGGACGAAGTTCTGGCCGAGATCGAGGCGGAAGAGGCGAAGTACGGGGCGCTCGACGCGAACCTGCCGCGCGCACCGCTGCCGGTCGACGAAGACGAGACCACGCCCAAAGCCAAAGAAGCCAAAGCCCGCCACCTGCAACTGGCCGCCACGCGCGGCCTTCCCGCCGGAGATTGAACCCATGCCCACCCCGACCGCCACCGCCGCCAAACAACGCATCGAAGGCAGCCTGCATCGCAGCCTGCCCGCCACCCTCACCATCCGCGCCGCCGCAGAGGGCGCAGCCGACGACGGCCTGCTGCGGCTGCGCCTGTCGGCCAGCTCCGAGACGCCATATCTGCGCGCCAGCTACTGGGACGAGCCGTGGGTCGAGACCCTTGGCCACAAGGAAGGCGAGATCCAGCTCGACCGCCTGAACGGCCGCGCCGCCGTGCTGGCCAATCATGACCGCCGCACCGCCGTCGGCGCCACCCCGCTGGCCGCCATCGGCGCTGTCGAGCGCGCCTGGCTCGAAGGCGGCCGCCTGATGGCCGACCTCATCATCAGCCGCCGCGACGCCCTGGCCGACTTGCGCCAGGACATCGCCGACGGCCTGGTGAGCAACGTGTCGATCGGCTACCAGATCGGCGAGCGCACGTTGACCAAGTCCTACGACGACCAGCCAAACGAATACCGCGTCACCAACTGGACGCCGTTCGAAATCAGCCTGGTGGACATCCCGGCCGACGCCACCGTCGGCCTGGGCCGCCAAGCCGCAGAGCAAGACCAGCCGCGCTATCGCGTGGTCGATTTACCCCACCCCGGCGCCGCCGGTTCCACCCCCCTTGTCTCGAAAGGACAATCCATGAATCTTGAAAACATCACCGACCCGGCGCCGGTCAATGCACCTGTCGCCACCCGTTCCATCGAAGTCACCGGCGCCGACCCGCTGGCAGGCGAGCGCGAGCGTGCTCGCGAAATCATCGCCATCGGCCGTGCCCACAACATGGGCGACCTGGCCGACAAGGCAATCGACGCCGGTACCAGCCTCGACGCGTTCCGCGCCATGGCGCTGCAGCGCCTGAAGGATTCCGGCGTGCTGCGCCCCGCAGAATCGCCTGAGCTGGGCCTCTCCAAGAAGGAAGTCGAAAGCTACTCCTTCTGCCGCGCCATGCTCGCCGCGTCCGACCCCGTCAACGCTGCCAAGCTGGCCCCGTTCGAATTCGAATGCTCGCGCGCAGCGCAGGACAAGCGCGGCGGCGACAAGCACTTCGCCGGCCGTGACACCGCGATCACCATCCCGGTGGACATGCTGTCGTCCGGCATGCGCGTCGACCAGGCCATGGCCCGCTCCGTCGCCAGCCAGCTGATCCAGCGCGCCATGCAGCGCGCCCAGGCAGGCGGCCTCGATGTCAGCCACGCCTATCGCGACCTCACCGTGGGCGCACCCACCGGCGGCGGCAACCTGGTGGCCACCGACCTGCTCGGCTCCAGCTTCATCGACCTGTTGCGCAACGCGATGGTGCTCGACCAGCTCGGCGTCACCTGGCTGCGCGACCTGAACGGCAACGTCGCCATCCCCTCGCAAACCGGCGGCGCCACCGGCTACTGGCTGGCAGAATCCGGCGCACCCACCGAGTCGGCACAAACCGTCGGCCAGATGGCGCTCACGCCCAAGACCATGGGCGCGTTCACCGACTACAGCCGCCGCCTGTTGCTGCAGTCCAGCATCGATGTCGAAATGTTCGTCCGCGCCGACCTCGCCGCGCTGCTGGGCCAGACCCTGCAGAACGGTGCGCTCGTCGGTGGCGGCACAAACGAGCCCACCGGCCTGTTGAACATCAGCGGCATCGGCTCCGTCGCCGGCGGCACCAACGGCCTCGCGCCCACCTACGAACACATGGTGGACCTGGAATCGGCAGTGGCCAACGCCAACGCCGACAGCGGCAACCTGGCCTTCCTCACCAACACCAAGGTGCGCGGCAAGCTGCGCAAGACGCAGGAGTTCGCGTCCACCAACGGCAAGGCGGTGTACACCAGCGCCCCCGGATCGCGCGGCGTGGGTGACGTGCTGGGC